ATAATACCAACAGAAACACCTGCACCATGATATACTTTATAACAGAGACATACCTCAAGACCAACACACCTATCACAGCTAATGTGGATGTAACAGATGTTACACCATACATAGCTACACAGGCTCAGCTTAGAGTGATGCCTATCTTAGGAACAACATACTACAACTATCTACTGGCTGCATACAACGGTCAGACGTTGACAAATGATGAGGAGGCACTTGTTGCCTTCATACAGCCAGTGATTGCATGGAGATCAGCAGAGGATGCTGTCTTTGGCTTGACATACCAACTCAAGAACAAAGGACTACAGACTCAGTTCGGAGATTTCTCTGCATCTGTTAGCCGTAGTGAGGTTGCATTTGGCATGGAGCACTATGCACAAAAGGCTTCATTCTTTGAGCAACGGTTGATTAGGTACTTGATAGCTAATAAGGACTTATATCCTGGCTTCACTTCCCCTACCAACAGAGATACTGACCTTAGGCCTATGATTGACAGATGTGATTGTGACTGTGTAGGCCAATGCCATAGTGGATGCCCATGTGGTGGGATGAGAGAGAACGGATACAACAACTCAATACTGATATTGTAATGCACTTTAACGAAATAGCCTTCACGATTATAACAATACTGATCTCAGGTGTAGCATACTTCCTGAAAGGAGTACACTCAGATATCAAAGCATTAGCAGATGAGCAGAAGAGAATTATTGAGACTCAAGGTAGGCTCAAAGGTAAGATTGAACTGGTTGACAATGAGTCACGTTTCAAGTATGAAGCCATTGAGAAAATGACTCAGCTTGAGATTAAGCACCTGGCAGAACAAATCAGTGAGCTAACTCAGTCAGTAAAGAAACTAATCGAAGTACAATTAACAAGATGAGCATGAAAGAAAGATGGTGTGCTAAGACTCCAAAGTTTTGGAAGAAAGTGCAGAGAATAGCAATCACAGTAGGTGCTGTAGCAGGTGTTATCATTGCTGCACCCATCACATTGCCAGCAGCAGTAGTAACTGTGGCAACATACGCTATCACAGCAGGTACTGTAGCAGCTACATTATCACAACTAACAATAGAAAGCAATGAGCAACGTTAAGAACTACACTGATAAGCAACTACTTGATAGAGTCAAGGGCTTAAAGTCCTATAAAAGCATACCAGCTGATATGTGGCTGTTGTTTGTTAGGTCAAATGAGGACGGTAACAACATCTTTGATGACAAGTGCTACATTTTCAAGGGCTCAGCCTTTCAATTTGTAACATCTTGCACCACAAACAAAGGCAACAAAGGTACTGCTGTAATGGAAGCAGACCAATGGAACTATGATTCGTATGCATACGGTAAGCATAGAGGCAAGATGGAGGCTCTTAGACAGATTAAAGGCGTTCCATACAGGCGTGACTATACCAATGATGGTAAAACGAACCCCACAACGGCTGTAATGACTGATTTGATATTCCTTAATATCCATGGAGCGACATATAATAAGGGTAGTCAACAAGTGGCAACACAAATTGGCGGCTGGTCAGAGGGATGTTTAGTCCTTAACAACAACCCAGAGTATGAACGCATGGTAAAAATGGCAAAAGATCAACCCAGAGTATCAATAGTTTTATTAAATGAGTTCTAATATGGCAAAGAAAGTAGGCAGACCTAAGAAAGTGGATCTAATCATAGAGACCAACAAGGCAGAGATAGAATACCACAAGGATGGCACTAATCATGACCTTAAGTATGACGGCAAGAAGGTAGATGTGCACATCACAAAGGATGAGACTGGCACTAAAGTAGAGGTAGTATCTGAGAATAAGTTTCTCAAAGCTCTTGCAACCTTAGCCTCTAAATTCATAGTAAAGAAATTCAAGAAAAAATAGTACCTGCATACTTACCATAAGAACAGTTAGCAGGTCACTCTAATACACCTCCTATGCCTATCAATGATGCACACTTAGGAGGTTTTTTTATGTCTAAATTATCCCGTTTTATCCCGTCCAGACCTGATATTCTTATTTAGAATCATTATAAATTACAATTATTTTCAACAGATTGTTAATTATTATTTGCAAGTATGGAAATTATAACTACATTTGTAAGGTAATCAAAACATAAAAGCATATGAAAAAGTTTATTAAAGAATGTACCAACTGCTACGGCACTGGTAAAATGGGATGCAACAACTCATGGGATAACCATCCATCAAGAGATGAGTCTTGGCCTTGTGACTATTGTGAGGAAGGTCAAGTACATGATCAAGAGGCACTCAATGAAGCCATTGAGGATGCAGAGAATATGATTGAGGGCATGATCACCCGTATCAGATTGACATCAGATAACATCATGGTATGTGCTAAATTAGACTGCACTAACCTTGTTGCAAGATACAAGAATACACTGCACACACAAGCTCGTGCTCTTGCAAGACTTGAGATGTACAAAGCTAACCTTCAAAACTTATAATCATGACAGAGAATCAAAAAGCAATACGTGACACCCTTATAATGGGTGCCGTAGCATTGGTAGTGACAATCTTCCTTGTAATCATAGGAGTAGTAGGATGATTAATTTAGCATACATCAAAGGATGGGATAGGTTTGATGAGAAACTATACCACCGATACCTTAAAGCAAGAAACAATGTGGAAAATACACTATCGAGCATTCACTCAAGGTCAGTGGAGGAAGCTCAGCAAGAACGTAAAAGCAGACTCATCTGCTCAAGCAAGAGTAAAGGCAGACATCTGGGAGGGTTTAATAATTAAAATAGAGAGGATATGACAAAGACAGCAGTAGAGTGGTACCACTCAAAAGTAATTGAGTTAATGAGACACAGAGAACAAGGAAATATTGATGTCCTTGAATTTAGGAACCAACTTGATTTGTTATTAGACCAAGCAAAAGCAATGGAGAAGGAGCAGATAATTCAAGCAAGAACAACAGCACCTATTATACCAACAATTGATATGATAGATTATGTTAAAGAATCAGAACAATACTACAACGAAACCTTTAAATAAGAATAAATGAAAAAAGCAGAATTAGTGAAAAAATGTCAGGAAAGAATGAAGTCCATAAGAGATAAAAATTATTTTACCCTGAGATTTGGAAAAACAAAAAAAGAAATAGAACAAGCCAAAGAAATGGAAAGAAGACAAAAAGCAGAAGAATACCTAAAAGGATTCAAAGATGGTAAAGAGTACCAAATAAAATTAGATGAATTAACCTTTAAATCAGAATAATGATACTAAACCCAACAACAGCGGTATTAGCTTGGAAAGCGATATACTACGTAACTAAGTACTCATGAACCAACACAAAATGTACAGATGCATCCGACTCATGGAGCTCCTGCAAGATAAGTCCAGGTGTATAGACACCATTGCAAGGTACTTGGGTGTAAGTCACCGCACAGTGTACCGATACTTTGAACTATTCAAGGCATTAGGGTACTCAATAGATAAGGATACAAATAATAAATACCAATTAAGAAATGGCAGAGGAAGCTAAAATGGCACTACTAATGTTTAGTGTAGGAGTAATATTACTAATGATAGGAATGATATACAATGAAAGAAATAATTGAATACATCCAGCTAAATCAACTGGATAAGAAAGGGCGGCATAGACAGCACACATACAGAAGGTACTACCTTTACAACCTGCTGAGAAACCAGGGCATACCATATGCAACTATCGGTGATATGTTTAACAGAGACCATGCCTCGATAATGCATGGCATCAAAGTACATAAGAACTACACCTCTATCAATGACAATATGTATGACTTTTACACGATTGAAGAGCAACTCAAATTCACTGGGTATACCATTGAGCGAAGCCTGGTGCAAGACATCCTGAGCTGCACCAACATGGATCAGTTGAAACTTATACAATTTAAGTTGAAAAATAATCAGTACAAAGTGCATCCAGATACAACAAATGAAGTATCTTAGCTCTGCTTTTACCTGATTGATTATCCGAAAAGACCCCCTCCTTGATTGGCTGGGGGTTTTTTTGTGATCAAAAGTACACTTAGTACACTTTGATTGGCTCCCTATACTATGTGTATTTTATTTTTTAATATATATATTTATTTTTATTTTTATTTTCATTTCCTCTTTTTGTAAAAATGTCAAAAAAACAGTTCAATGTGTACTATTGGCTCTGTATCCTTTGTTACTATTGACTTTTTTACAGTACGAATTGCAGTACACTTTAAAAATTATCTAAAAATATACAACGTATAAAAATAAATACTATATTTGCAGAGGGGTTGTCGGAGGCATCCACTTAAAAGGTTTACTCGTTCCTTTCCCCCCTTTTTTTTATAACGAGTAATTAAAAACTAGACTATGAAAGTAGATTTTTACAAAGACAAACAGTCTGTTATACCTATTGGTAGAGCAAAAGACGTTATTTATTACCTTGAGCGTATCAGATATGGTGAGGTAAAAGAAACCATTGAGGCACTAAGAGCTGAGCTGGATAAACCAAAGAGAGACCTCATCAAAGGATCACTATCAGCAGTGACTTTCTGTGGTACATTCACCAGGAGGGCAAAGACTGGACTCAAGGAAGCATCTGGACTGGCAATAATTGACTTTGATAAGCTAAAATCATTTGATGATGTTAAGCTGTTAAAGGATAAACTATCTAAAGACCCTTATATATTCTCAGCTTGGGTATCTCCTTCTGGTAATGGACTCAAAGCCCTGGTTAAAATCCCTATAGTAACAGATAATGAAGACTACAATAGGAGATACAAGGCAATATACAATAATTATAAGTGGGTAAATGATGAGTTTGGTGAGAATACTATTGATACCAGTGGTCAAGATGTATCCAGGTTATGCTTTGAGTCTTATGATACTGACCTATTTTTAAATATCGAATCTAATTTATTTGAAGAGTTTATACCAGAGGATAAAGTAATTGACCCATCAACACTTGGCTCAGTGACTAACATCCCTATCCAGGACCAAGATGATATTGCTAATAGGTTGATGGTATGGTTTAAGAAACATTACAATGGATCACAAAGAAACAACTCCTATCATAAACTTGCAAAATCATTCAATGACTTTGGTGTGGAACAGTCAACATGTGAATCTTACATCCTGCCAAATGCAGAGAAAGACTTTCCAGAAAGTGAAATAAAAGCATTGATTGCATCTGCTTATAAACACACAGCAAAATTTAAGACTCAGTTCTTTGATGACAAAGAAACGAAAGGCAAAATAATTGGTAGTGCTAAGATTGGTAAGTCAGATAAAGAGATATTTGAGATGTTCCCAACCATTGAGCCTAAATTTATTAAACTTGAGATTGACTCAGCCAAATCAACTATTGACCTGGAGCAGTTTTGGTCACATGATGATAAGGGCAAAATGAAAGTATCACCTCACAAGTTTAAGTTTTATCTTGAGCACAATAATTTCTTTAAACACTATCCTATAACTAACTCAAAAACATTCACTTTTATCTATAAGGATGATAATTTTGTTGATGAGGTATCTGAGTATTGGATAAAAGACTACGTACTTAAGAAACAAATGGAGAGCCTACACTTTGAGGTGTATGATACACTGGCTGCATCTACCAGGTCATTCACTCCTGCCTACTTATCTATGCTTGATACTGCACAATTCACAGTTGAGCAGGATGGTAAGGACTTCGCCTGGATATATTATAGAAATTGTGCTCTAAAAGTTAATAAAAATAAGGTTGAGAAGGTAGAGTATAAAGAACTTGACGGCTTTGTGTGGAAAAAACAAGTGATTGATAGAGATTTTATTGATGCTGATCACCATGACTCAGAGTATAGAACCTTTATATGGCTTTGTTCCTCTCAAGATACTGAGAAATATGACTCATTAAAGTCAGTCATAGGATACTTAATGCACTCCTTTAAGACTGCGGCCAATAATAAAGCAATAGTATTTAATGATGAGACTATGTCTGATAATCCCAATGGAGGAAGTGGTAAGTCACTCTTCTGGAATGCTTTGAGCTACATCAAGAAAGTAGCATCTATTGATGGTAAGACCTTTGAGTTTACCAAATCGTTCCCTTATCAAGCTGTTCCTGTTGATACTCAGCTGTTGGTATTTGATGACGTAAAAAAGAACTTTAATTTTGAGAATCTATTTTCTCTTATAACAGAGGGTATCACACTTGAGTATAAAGGCCAGGATGCCATCAAGCTACCAGTGACCAAATCACCAAAGATTGTAATCACAACCAACTACACTATCGGAGGTCTTGGAGGTAGTTTTGAACGTAGAAAATTTGAGGTAGAAATGAGCTCATTTTTTAATTCAAACAACTCACCACTTGATCACTTTGGGCACATGCTATTTGATGACTGGGATGAGTTAGAGTGGGCTCGCTTTGACCACTTTATGATTAACTGTTTGACTTACTACCTTCAACATGGACTTGTTGACTTTAAGCACAAGAACTTAGAGAACAGAAAGTTAGTGAATGAGACATCTGCTGAGTTCCTGGAGTGGATAAAAGAAACAGATGAGATAACAGAAGGCAACCGTATCAATAAGAACTTAGTGTTTGATAAGTTTATTGATGAGAATAAGGACTTTAAGCAGTGGTTGAAACAAAAGAGATTTACATCTTGGATACAGAGGTACTGTGAGTTCTATAATAAAGAATATACAGAAGGCAATAGCAATGGTACAAGATGGTTTCAGATTGATAGTATTGCAACAAGTACAGAGGTGAGTCCACAGCCACCAGAAGATGATTTTACACCAATTAATGAAGCACCTTTCTAATGGAACAAGAACGAATAAACAAATGGCCTTATGCTTATGATGAGCATAACAACCAGGTGAGTATCTCAGAGGCTGTAAAATTAAGCAAGCGAGATTGGTATGGACTGCCTAATAAAGAGATAAAATTTAAGCCATATTTTAACAATCAAACACCTCACTGGAAGCTGACTAAAGATGCATCCTTTACAATGCATGGTAAAATTATTGACTTCTCTAATTTTATTGATGAGTCCTTTGAACATAAAGATTTTAAAGGTAAAATTATAGCTCAAAATTACTTTACTTATAAGAATCATAAGATACTAATTGCTAATGCTGAGCCAGAGAAAGTGCTTCAAGGTAGTAGATATAGAGCAGATGTTAAAGCGAATCTACTGGATGGTACTGAGTGCATCATTGAAGTGATAAAATCAAGTGACTTAAGTGAACAAAAACAAAATTTTATAACTGAAAATCAAATATTAACATTTAAAATTTACATAGATGACAAAGGAGATCAAATCCATGGAAGAGATAGTATCACTGGAAACACAACTATTGAACAAATTGCTACAAGAGTACATGACGGAGAAGGAAAAATTGCAGAGCTTAGAGGGAAGTTTATCAGAATCACAAAAGAATTACATCCATCAAAAGAAGATATTGGATATAAATTACAATCTAATAAAAGAACAATTGAAATTGAAATTGAAATTGAAAAAAGAAGATTGCTTTCAGAATTACAAGAATATGAATCCCAATTACGAGAACCAATTAGAGATTTTGAACAGTATCAAAAAGGAACATCAAACGCAGTTAAACTTATTGAAGAGTATAGAGAAAGAATACAATCAGTCAGTGATCAACTCAAAGCCAATGAAAGAGAAATTGAACGACTTGAGACTGAAATTAACCTCTGTAAGTCATTGGAAAGACAGATATCAAAAATTGCAAAAGATTTGCCAACAGAATGGTTTGGATATATCCCAGTTGGAGTCAATAAATTAAATCAAATACTATACATGATATCATGAACAAAACAAACCAACAACTACTCAAGGCACTCGAGCTGGAGGACTTGAGACTTAAGTATCCATCACTGGATGAGAAGTACATGGCCTTCACTAAGTGGTCAGATAACTCAGCCAACGCACTGACTAAGTGTGTGATTGCTTACATCACCTACAAAGGAGGTCAAGCTGAGCGTATCAGCTCACAAGGTCAGTATAGGGAAGGAGCTAAGATACAAGTAGGCACAGGTGAGATTGCTTACCATAAGCAGCTGCCTGGCAAGTGGACACCAGGACAAAGTACTAAAGGCACCGCTGATATCTCATCTACCATTAGAGGGAGGTCAGTTAAGATAGAGATTAAACAAAAGGACAAACAGAGTGATGTACAGAAACAATATCAAGCTGCTATAGAAAGGGCAGGAGGGGTGTATATCATTGTGAGGACGTTTGATGATTTTGTAGTGTGGTATAAACAATTTACATTAGGATTATGAGTGCAAAAGATAAGGCAAAGGAACTGTTTAATAAAATGTACCATGTGGATGATCCTATGGGAAATTATCCAATGTGTTTTGATACAGCCAAACAATGTGCATTGATAGCTGTAGATGAGATGCTTGATTTTAGAAATGCATTGTATATCAATGAGGGGAGCCTGGCTCATCAATGGCTGCTGGATGTCAAACAAGAAATAGAACTACTATGAGAATCAAACTAAAAATGCCAAAGTTCAAAGTAAAATTGAAACATCTTAGAAAGAAATATAAACACCCCATTAAGGGGATTAATAATGAAATAGATTAGATTATGACATTAGATTCACATGAAATTAGATTAGGTAACACCTACAAAATAGAGATGGGAGATGGCACTTATAAGAGTGACCTTATCAATTTAGAAGACCTTAGCAACTTATTAGATGATGAGATTGATGACTTTTATCAGGCTCTTGAGCTTGATGAGAATGTATTATTAAAATTAGGTTTCAAACAAGTTAGTGATAGAGTATTTATGAAAGGTGATTTTGGTGTTGAGTTAGGATTTTTTAATTATTTTCTAATTAAAGTTGATGGTCATGTATTAAGAATAGGTAATAATGAATACGTTCATCAACTTGAAAATCTATACTTCGCACTGACTGGAGAGGAACTAACATACAAATGTTAATAACTTTTATTTGTATATATGCAAAACTTTCTTAACTTTACTGAAAATAATCAAATTATGGAAAAGCAATTAACCAGCTCATCTGAGAAAATCAGACAGGCAAACGAAGAGGCAACACTGTCCTTCCACCAAAAGCTCCACAGAGCTAAGTTAGCAATCGGTAAGGTTACCAAAAACGCTACAAGTCATCATTCTAAGTATGCCAACTTGAATGCAATCATTGAGGCAGTTGAGCCAATCTTACTTGAGAACGGCTTACTACTGTTGCAACCTATCCAAGGCAATAGTGTGTGCACTCAGATTATTGACATTGACTCAGGTGCAAAGGTTGAGTCTTGTATGGAACTGCCAGCTGGACTAAACCCACAACAGCAGGGTAGTGCCATAACTTACTACAGACGGTACACCCTCCAGTCAACTCTATCACTACAGTCAGTGGATGATGATGGTGCAGCTGCAAGTAAGTCAACACCGACCAAGTCAACACCAACCAAGCATCCAATATCAGATGAGAGACTGCAAGCAGCACTTGAATCTATTAAGGTAGGTGACTACACACTTGAGAGATTAAAAAATGAGTTCTCACTTACTAAAGAGCAGGAGGCAAGACTATGAAGTGGAGAGCATCACAATTAGGCAACCTAATGACCAACTCAAGGAGTAAGTCAGAGGTGCTATCTGAGACTACTAAGTCAGAGATACGCAAGATAGCTAAGCAAGACTTCTATGGATACACCACAGAGATCAAGACTAAGCCAATGATCAAGGGCACTGACTGGGAGCAGAACGGCATTGACCTGCTGAACTCAGTTAGATTCACTCAGTACACTAAGAACGAGCTCAGACTATCTAATGAGTACATGACTGGCTGCTGTGACATCATAACAGATGACAGTATCATTGACATCAAGTCTTCCTGGTCATTAGAGACCTTCCCTGCTACACCATCAGAAGGTGATGCAAGTGGGTACGAGTGGCAAGGTAGAGCATATATGTGGCTGTATGAGAAACCAGCCTTTGAGTTAGTCTACACCATGTACACTACACCCGATGAGCTACTGACTGAATGGGATAACCTATCCATCCATAGAGTTGACCACATTGATCCAGCTAAACGTATCACAGTGGTGAGATATGAGAGAGACCAGGCACTTGAAGAGCAAATCAAAGAACGGTTGATCCACTGCTCAGAGTATTATGTACAGTATATTAATCAATTAAATAATAAATAATGAGAGTATCTAAAGATGTCTATAGAAAAGATGAGATGACTTGGCAAATATTTAGAGATTTTTTGCTTGATGTTACAGATGTTTATGGTTTTGTTAATAAACCAGTTGGAGAAACAGCTAAAAAACATAAACTATATAGATGGGGAGACGTTAGTCTTATTATAAAAAAAGGTGATAAGATATTCAATGGTGAATCAGATGTTCATAAAAAAATGGTGGCTAAAAGTTACTTTGACAAATACATGACTTTTGATTATCCAAAACGTAGAGGATTTAAGTCTATTCAACAAACAACACTACCATTTAATATGGGGGGAAAGATGACAACACGACCTAAGATAGGATGTAAACTTACACCACCACCACACATTATCAAGGATGCTATGAAAGGCACAGTTACTGTTGTTCCTCAAGGCAAAGAACAAGAATTTATTGAAAGTACTAAGGTTGCACAGCCCCAGCAACGTAGACAATTTATACTAATTATATTATGGGGTTTATTAACAATTAAATTTTAACAAATGTCAGAACAAGAATTTTTCGCTAAAGCAATGATAGCAGCCATGCAAGGCTTATTATCATCAGTAGGTAATGGCTTCCAAGAAGAGTATGCCAACCCACATGGAACAGTAGCCGCAATGGCAAAAGAGTATGCAGAGGAACTTACTACAAGGTATGTGATAGCATCTGCAATTTTAAACAAACAAAACCAAGACTCATGTCAGAATTAACAATGAAAGGAGCTATCAAGCTCATCAACCCAGTAAAAGTCATCAGTGACAAGTTCTCAGTGAGAGAGTTTGTGATCACAACAGCAGACAAGTATCCTCAAGAGGTAATCTTTCAGACAGTCAATGACAAGATGGATGTGATAGCACCGTATGGACAGGGTCAAGAGGTTACAGTATCATTCAACGTGAGAGGTAGAGAGTACAACGGTAAGTACTACAACACCCTTGATGCATGGAAGGTGCAAGGTGAGGCTGCTGCTCCAAGTCAACAACCAATAGAGGAGACAGATGACCTCCCGTTCTAAGACCGTTTATCTCCAGGTAGGTCAAACACTAACCGACTGGATGAGAAGTGAGCTTAAAGACAAGCTAAACAGCAGAAACAGGGCTGTACACATGGCAGAGGATATCGGAGTAGTGAACGCAACACTGCACCGATTCCTTCAAGGTGGTGAGGCACGAGGTAAGTTCTATGATAAAGTGTTCAATTACTTGATGAAATGAACTACTTAGTACAAATAATGGTCTACATTGAAGGGCAGTATTACACCCCTCAAGAGATACTTGATAATACAATACCATCAGATGAGAAAAATACATAAGGTAGGGGACA